GTCAATCACGTATATCATGGAATCTTTGAAAGCCATGTAACTTTCAAAAATGCCGAAAATTAAGGTGAAAAAATTATTTACTCAACACTTTCCTACAGCGTTGAGTCATACCGCGCGTGAGGTCAGGTAATCTCGTCTCCATTTTATTATTTCAGGTATTCCCCTGAAACAGAATTCCCGGCGTATTTCATCGAGCTGGCGCTTATAGTACCAGTGCGTTTTCCCGAGTTTTCTGCATATTTCCCAAGGTTCTAAAAAGTCCATTATCATTCTGCACAATCTCTGTTTTTCATCGTCCATGCCTGCGACGGCCCGCCTTACGGCGCGGCGGAGACAGCCCAGCGGTTTTTCGTCAGCAAGTCTTATCATGTCAATCGTAATGACTTCACTCCTGGTCAGTACGTATCTTTGCTCCAGCGCTGAACTTTTTCGTAGTTTGTTGACGAGCTTCTTGTACAGGACGTTTATTCCCGCGATTACCCGCGTGGAATCCTTTACCTCCGTGTAACGGTGCTTCTGGCTCTCGCTGCGCAGATACCAGATGATGCAGTCCTGGAAAAAATCATCCCAGTAATCCACGCCGACGCTGCTCGACGCTATTCTGTCGGCAATCGCCCCAGTAACCCACCCCGGGATTTCCGGATCCGCGTAATTTTTGACCAGTTCACGAAGTGTTTTGACTTTCTCTTTCTGCTGCATTTTCATTCCTTTCAAAAAAATGAGGTGTTTTTTTATTTCTGGAACGATTCTGCAGCATGCAGCCGGTTCGTTAAATCACAAAGAACCTTACAAAATAATGTGACATTACAGGTAACCTTACTGAGAACCTTACAAAAATCTGTAAGGTTTGTTGTAAGGTGATTTTCGTAAGAATTTTTATTTTTTGGCAAAGTAGGCGGGGTCAAGAGTATTAATATATAGGGAGGGTGATGGTTTTTCGAAACTGCCCTTCATACCCCAAACCTCGGCTGCCGATGGCGTGGCGGTTCCACCTTCATGGAAGATGCCCGGACTCCCTGTGCGGCAGCTGAGGTTTGTAAACTAAAATTAACTCAAAATATCCAAAGCTGTTTTCACGGCGTGACGGTCGGCGGTAATAATCAAAAAAATCCGCTCGCTGGTTCGATTCCAGCGGCGCCTATCACCGGTGATTTTTTAAAAAGCAAAAACGATTTTTCCAATCAATCCCCAAACTCTTTTAACCCTTTCAGGAGAATTTTTAACATGAATTTAATGGACAAAGTGCATTCAGGGCGGCGCAGCCGTCCGCCGCGACTCATGGTGTACGGAATAGAAGGCATAGGTAAGTCGACGCTGGCGTCGCAGGCGCCGAAAGCAATTTTCATTCCGACAGAAGACGGACTCGACCAGATAGCCTGCGACAGTTTTCCATTAGCAAAATCTTTTGCGGACGTGGAATCTGCAATCGGCGCTCTGGTCATGGAAGATCACGATTACCAGAGCGTGGTAGTGGATTCCGCCGATTGGCTGGAACGTCTGATATGGGACAAACTCTGCGAGGATTACGGCGTAGACTCCATCGAAAAAGTGGACGGCGGGTATGCGAGGGGCTACACGCACGCGCTGACATGCTGGCGTCGTATCATCGACGGCATGGAGACACTGCGTCTCAAACGCGACATGTGCGTAATCATCCTGGCCCACGCAAAGGTGGAAACTTTCGCCGACCCGGAGCATACCGCGTATGACCGATATTCGCCACGGCTGCACAAGCACGCCAACGCGCTTCTGTGCGAATGGCTCGACGCGATTCTGTTTGCCACGCGGAAAATCATCACCAAGAGTGAGGACGCCGGATTCAACAAGACGCGGACCATTGCTTCGGGCCTCGGCAAAAACGGAGGCGACAGGATTCTGCGATGCGTAGGTTCCCCGGCCTGCGTAGCCAAGAACCGCTACTCGCTTCCGGGCGAACTGCCGCTCGCATGGCAGCCGCTGTTTGACGGTATTTTGGCAAACATCAATGCCGCCTCTACGGAACAGGCGGAAGTTATTGACGAAACAACTTCTAACAAAAAGGATGAAAACAATGGCTGACCTGAACGGATACGACGCGAACGATTACGAACCTGATGATTTTTTGAAAAACTTTGAACCTATTGCCGCTGGAAAATATCCGATGGCGATAACCGCCAGCGAGATAAAGCCCACGAAAAACGGAGACGGCAGCTATCTCGAACTCGAGCTTACCGTCGTCGAAGGCGAGTTCGAAGGACGCAAGGTCTGGGACAGGCTGTGCATCAACCATCCCAAGGAACTTACTCAGACCATCGCACGCGGAAAACTTTCGTCAATCTGCCGTGCGGTGGGCGTGATGAGTCCGGGCGATTCTGCTGAGCTTCACAATATCCCGCTGCTGGTGAAAGTTAAACTTAAGAAACGCGATGACACGGACGAGATGACGAATGAAGTTTCGTACTACTCGCCGATTGAAAAGCAGACTGCGCCTGCGAATCAGGCGGCAGGTCAGACGCCGAAGCAGTCTGCAGGCGGCAATTCCGATACGCCTCCGTGGAGCCGGAGTTAAAAAAATGGAACTGCAACTGCCTTTTCCACCGAGCGTGAATCACTACTGGCGGAATTTTCGGGGCAGAACGATCATCTCCAAAGCCGGCCGGGACTATCGCGCAGAAGTCTGCGCGACCCTGGCCGGCGGCGGTAAGCCGCCGTTCATAGGTCGCATAGCTCTTTGCATGGATGCGTTTCCTCCCGACAGAAGACGCAGAGACCTCGACAACATTCTCAAAGCCAGTCTCGATTCTCTTACCCACGCACAAATTTACGATGACGACCACCAGGTGGACATTCTTATCGTCAGGCGAAAGCCCCCGGAGTCTTCCGGGCATCTGCACATCGTAATCACGCCGATTAAGACCATGAACTCGTGTCCGTTCTGCGGCCGCGAATTCACAGATAACTATGAAAAAAATTTTTAGAAAGGATTTTTTAAAAAATGTCTGACGAAATTGAAATGCAGCCTCTCGAAAAATTCCGTCTCGACGGCGGAACGCAGGCGAGACTGAAGATAGAAGACGACGTAGTGATGGAATATGCCGAAGCGATGCAGCGCGGCGATACGTTCCCGCCGGTAATAGCGTTTGACGACGGTAACAGGTTGTGGCTCGCCGACGGTTTTCATCGTTACAGCGCGTGTAAACTTATCGGCAAGAGCGCAATCGCAACAGACCGGCGTAATGGTACGCAGCGTGACGCGATACTGTATTCGCTCGGCGCGAATGCTTCACACGGCCTGCGTCGTAGTAACGCCGACAAACGCAGGGCTGTAGAGACCATGCTGAAAGATACGCAATGGTCGCAGTGGTCGAGCCGGGAAATCGCCCGGCGTTGCGGTGTTGACGAAAAGACGGTTCGCCTTTTCAGGGATGCGCAGCCTGCGGAAATTCCGCAGGCTGGAGATAACAGCCGGAAGTATGTCGATCCCCGAAGTGGCAGGGAAATCACCATGAATACCGCGAATATCGGCGAAAACAACGGCGATTCCGGCAAATCCAGAAAGATTAAAAAACGTCTCGCCGGTATCAGGGCCGGGCTGTGCGAGAATGTCGAGACGGCTTCGCGTGAAATTCTGGGCGTCAAAGGCGGCGACTACTGTCGGGCCCTGGTCGGGTCGCTTGGGCGGATGATGAAGACGGCTGAGGGCCGGGAGGTCGATTCAGATGCTACCGCTGATTGCACCTCCGGCTGCTGAGCCGTTTACGCTTCGGCCCTACCAGCAGGATGCAATCGACTCGGTTTACAGCCACCTCCGCAGCCGGGATGACAATCCGTGCATAGTCATTCCGACCGGAGGCGGCAAGACCCCGGTAATAGCGACGCTCTGCCGAGACGCAGTTCAAAAATGGAATGGGCGGGTTCTTATTCTCGCGCACGTAAAGGAATTATTGGAGCAGTCGGCCAAAACGCTCCAGCGAATGGCTCCCGATCTGAACGTAGGCATTTATTCGGCAGGACTCAATGCGAGGGAGACGTACCAGCCGGTCATTCTCGCTGGTATCCAGAGCGTGTACCGCAGGGCGCATAAGTTCGACCCGTTCGATTTGATTCTCTGTGACGAAGCGCACCTGATACCGCTTTCGGGAGAAGGGATGTACCGTTCATTCCTGGAAGAGGCGCTCAAAATCAATCCGCACGTTCGCGTTATCGGCCTGACAGCTACTCCGTACAGGCTCAAGGGCGGCGTCATATGCCAGGGCGACCATTTTTTAAATAGCATCTGTTATGAAATTGGCGTGCGTGAACTTATCGATGGCGGTTTCCTCAGTCCTTTGCGCAGCAAGGCGGGCAAGACCAAGGCCAATCTCGACAATCTTCATATTCGCTGCGGAGAATTCGTCGCCGATGAAGTCGAAGCCGCGATGGATTGTTTTACACTTGTTGAATCGGCCTGCCGCGAGATTATCGATCTGACTGTCGAACGCAGGAGCGTATTGATTTTTACGTCGGGCGTAGACCACGGCAGACACGTTGCGGGAACGATAAAGAGACTTT